ATCAGCTTGAGCCAGAGCTGCTCGACGCTGGCCTTGATCGAACGGAAGTCATCAACGAACGAGCCAGCAACCGTCTTGATGCCGTCCCAGACGGCGCCGGCCAGGTTGCCCATCAGCTCGAGCGCACGCCCGAAGCCGCTGGCGCCCTTCACCAGCTGGCCGAACCAGTAGATCAACTCGCCCGCGCCGACGATCAACGCCCCGATGCCGGTGCGGATGATGGCGCCGCGCAGCAGCGCCAGCGCGCCCGACAGGCTGAAGGCGGCGATGCGCGCCGCAATGAAGGCTGCGACCCAGCGTCCAGCCATGAAGCCGGCGAAGGCGACACCGATGGCGGCAAGATGTTCGAGATTATCGGCGAGCAGGATGATTGCTCCCGCTACCATGGACGAAGCGCCCGCCATCGTGTCCCAGGAGCCGACCAGTTGCAGGGCGGCGTTGGACAGCAACGTGAAGGCATCGCCGATGGTGGCCGGCATCGAGTCGGCTTCCTCTCGCAGGCGCTCGAGATTGCCGACGAGGGCGCGGCGGATCACGTCGCCGGTGATCGTGCCCTCCACACCGAGACTGCGCAGCTGATTGACATTGACGCCGAGTTCCGCCGCCAGCAGTTCGGCAACCCGCCCGCCGCTGGCGATCACCGTGTTGAGGTTGTCGCCGGAGAGTTTGCCCAGCGCCATCGCCTTCGATAGCGCATTCTGCACCGAGGCCGCCCGTTCACCCTTGGCGCCCGACACCACCATGGCGTTGTTGAGCGCCTCGGTAAAATCGAGGCTCTCCTTCGTGGAGAGACCAAGCTCCCTGAGCGCCGTTGCATTGGCGAGCCAGGACTCCGTCGTCTGCTCAATGCCGGAATAGGTGCGCCTCGCCATCGCTGCGAGCCGTTCCATGACGGCCGCGCCCTTTTCCTGACTGCCGGTGGCCAGATCGACCCGCGAGCGCAGATCGGTCCAGGTGTTGGTATAGGTGACGAGTTGCTGGACGCTGATCGCAGCACCCAGCACGCCCATGACGCGGCGCACCACCTTACCGGTGATGTCGGCTTGCTTCTCGATGCGCTTGAAGCTCTTCTCGCCAGCCTCGCCGACACCCTGAAACTCGGACCTGACCAGCCGGCCGCCCTCGGCGACGAGCCGGACGGAGACACGCTTTTCGGCCATGATGGAAGTGAACCTCGTCGGATCAGCCGCGTTCGGCCGCCATCCGTTCGTTGAGCTTGCGCACCATCACCGCTTCGATCGCGGGCAGGCATTCGGCGGCGATCAGCGGATCGACGCCAAGCGCCTGCGCCATGGCGAGGGCAGACCCCATGTCCCAGCCGATGACAACCGTAGCGCCCATGCTGGCGGCGATGCGCAACTGGCCGGTCAGGCGCAGCACCAGGTCCCAGACCTGCCAACCTTCCGGAGTTTCCGGATGGTTCAGCCACGCCGGGCAGTCCGGGCACGCGCCCTTGCAGGCCGCGCAGTAGCTTTCGCCCCCGCTGAAGTGCCACTCGGCAAGGGCGATGAGACGTTTTTTTCCGCTTCCAGCATCAGATGCGGCGCAAGACACCGGGTCTGGAACGCCTCGAATACCGGCCAGATGTCGAGAAGAGCGTCGATACCGTCCGACGTGACGGGAACGGGTTTGCCGTTCGCATCACCGACACCCTCCCAATCCGTCACCACGCGTCGGGCGACGGCCTTGGCCATGACCACCGCCATCTGCTCCTGGCTGGCGCCCTCGGGCAGCGCTTCCACAGCCTGGTCGTTACGGGCCGCGACCATGATGGCCGTGGTGACCGGCAGGACATGCAGACGCAAACCATGGCCGAGATCGAGCCAGCGCGGTTTGGTGGAGAGGTCGAGACGGATCATGATCAATAGTCCTCCACGTCATTGACGAGAATGGCGGTGCACATGCGTCCGAGCGTGGCATCGCGCGCGGCCTGCCAGTCGAACGAGGCCTGCACGCCCTGCGGTCCGGAAATCTCGATGCGTGGCCGCGGCAGATAGACGGCATGGGCGGTGAAGGTCAGGCTCTCGCCAGAAATCAGCGTCCAGGAGAATTCCAGCTCGCAAGGGGTGCCGTTGATGGCCTGGCTGACGAGGGTGCTGTCGGCAAAGCGCACTTCGGTGCGGCCGGTGAGCGCGGCGATCGACGGATCGGCGCCGTCGATCATGCCGTCGGCGCGAATGGTCTCGATGCGATCGAGATTGTTGGCATAGGTGATCTCGGTCGAGATGACATTGCCGAGCGCCGTACCGTTGCGCTTGATGGCGCCGTTGAAGTGCCCGAAGCGGAGAAGCTCCAGTTCGGCGGGCGTGCCGGCCTGCGAGGTGGTATTGACCGTCTCGCCCTGCGCCACCAGCCGGACGGTGGCGGTCAGCAAGCCAGAGCGCTGCATCTGCCAGGTCAGCTGATCGAGCACCACGCCGGAATACATGGCGTAGCGCGGCACCTCCGGCATACCGGTCTCGATCGCCATCGACGGCAGCGTCCACGACCCAGACTGGAAGGTGTGGGTGAAGGGTCCCGGCGCCGTACCGGTGGTCGTTGGTGCGCCAAACGCCGCATTCAGCCAGAAACCGAAGGCGGCAGCATCAATCGGCACCACCACATCGCCATCGGCGGTCACCGCATCCTTGACGGGCGCCAGCGGGTCGCGGCCGTAGCCGAGCAGTTCAGAATTGAGCAGCGGCTGCTCGGACCCGAGTGTCGTGCTGGCGAACGGCATCCTCGTGAAGCCGCTCGCCGGCGGCGTGCCATAGGTTGTTTCGAAGGCGAGCGCCATCCGCGCCCGCGCCCCTTGGGCTCGTGCCATGATCTTGTCCCTGTCAGTTGTTTTCGGGTTCAGCCGAGCGGGTCGGCGGTCGAATAGTGCAGGATCACCGGGATGACGGCCGCCTTGAGGCTGGCGGCGCCCTCGACCGGCAGGTCGACCGGCTGTGGCGCTTCCGCCTCGACCCAATCGCAGAGACCACCGAGCGTGCGGTCGGCGGCGAGTGCCGTGCCGATGGTGGCGCAGAGGGTGTCGAAAGCCGCGTCTCGGGCTGCACCCTGCACCACGGCCTCGATCTCGGCGCGGTGCTGGTAGTGATACCGCAAGGGCGAGAGCGTCACCTCGGGGTCGCCCGGCTCGCCATCCCGCAAGATCAGCAGCCCTGCGGCCGGCACGCGCTCAGGCAGCACCTCACCGCGCAGGGCGGCGGCGGGCAGCGCGACAAGCCGAGCGTGCAGCGCGCCGAGGATGGTTTCGCGGGTGGTGGGCATGATGGTCCCGGTTGCCGGGGCCAGCCCGGCCTCAATGGTCCCTGTCGGGTTTCGGTTCGCCAAGAGCGGCCAGCCGTCGTGGCAGGTCCGAGCGAGCGTGCAGGAAGTCGATGATGATCACCCGTTCGGCATCCTCGGTGAAGACGACGAAGTGCTGGCCGGCGCGCGCAAAGCGAAGATCCTCAGGCAAGTCCGGATCGATGAGGCGACGGCAGTCCTGTGACATCGCCGTGCCGGCGGCAATCGCCACGCAGCGGGCGATCAGATCGTCCTCATAGGCGGCGGCCTGCCGTGGACCGAAGGTCTCATGCGTCCAGCGGGCAATTTCGACGAGCGATGTTACCGCCTGCCGCGTCAGACGCCAGGGCTTGGGCATCAGGATTGCGAGCGACTGGCAGCGAAGGCGCGGCGGATCGCGTCCTCGCCAGTGCCCTCGGCCAGATCGCCACGCCGGGCCTGTTCGAGTCCTGTCATCAACCGGGCCCGCAGATCACCGAGTTCGGCCTCCTCGCGCTCAAGCAGGCGCAGCCCCGCACGCAGGGCTTCCGACGCGTTCTGGTAGCGCCCTGACGCGACCAGCTGGTCGACCAGAGCAGATTGGGTATCGGTCAGAACGACGTTGCGGGTGGCCATGCGAGTCTCCGTCATATGCTATGGCAATATATGCCAATGTCCCACGGTTGTCGACTGCGGCCCCGAAGGACTGGTTTATAGAGGTTGCCGCAACGCTATTTTGGCATGGTTCCGGTGGAAAGGATGATGCTCATGGGTCGCAGCCTTCAGGATAAGCTCGCTACGCTCGATCCCGGTCGCCGGGTGCGGATCGAAGCCGAGGCTGACCGCTTGCAGGAAGAGTACCTGAACACGCAGCAACCGGCCAAGCGACAGCGTGAGGAGCACCGCGACACGGATACCGAACGTCGATAGTTCTCATCGGGTTTCCTCCCAACTCGCCACGATCAACTCCGGCAGGGCATTTTCGATTGCGCGGGCATCGCGCTCCAGATCGAGGCGCTTGGGCAGTTTCACCTGCGGCACCAGCAGGAAGATCACGGCCGTGGCACGGCCTTTCAGGCGGCTCGAGACACGACCGTCCTTGTGGCGGGTGATGTTTTCACGCACGCGGCCGGACTTGCTGACGCGCACATTGTCGGCGACCAGCAGTCTCGGACCGGTACGGCGATAGACGAAGCGCAGGCGCATGCCGGTGCGACGCTCCCATTCGCCGGGGCTGATACGCCCGCCGCGGATGGGCTTGCCTGCCTCGGGGATCGGGATTGCCAGCCAGAACCCATCTTTCGAGCGGATCAGCGGGCCGGTGTCATGCGCGCCGACGATGACCGGTGCTTTGGACCAGACCAGCGCCGCCGCGTTGAGGCTCGGCCGACCCTTTGGATATTGGGCTGAACGAATGGTCCGGGCAAGCCGGTTCCCAAGCCCGGCGCCGGTGATCTGTGCTCGCCAGGCAGTCTTGAGGCTGATGCCAGCTTCGCGCATGGCGGCGCTGACCGCCTTTTCGCCGGCGCGGGTTTCCGCCTCCATGATGCGGGCGATGTCGCCAACAATGCTGATACCGAGTTTCATGCGGGGCGCAGATCCACGGTCCAGACAAGCCGCTCGCGGTCGCGGACGGGCTCACCCTGAACGAGGAAAGCATCGCCGTCGATGTCGATCCGGTCGCCGGGGCGCGGGTTTGCCACCTCGGCAACACGCAGGTCGATGCGTGTGGTTTCCGACCAGAGCCGCGCCTCGCCAAAACCGGTGACCTCGTCGGCGCGGCGGGCGATGATGCGCACCGGCACGGCCGCGCCACCGTCGGGTGTATAGACCGCATCCCTGCCGATGTTCGGATCGGCGAAGAGCGCGTCGACGGCGGCGGCGAAGGCACTCATCAGAACGAGCCGTTCAGCCGTACTCGGCCGATGGTGTCACCAGCACCGCCAGCCACCGCCGCGACGGCAACGCCGATCAGGGCGTTGGAGGTCGCGGTCTTGGTCGCTTCCCTGGCGGTGTTGTCCCAATACAGCTTGTCACCGGCAGCCCATGCCTGGCTGGCGGTCTTTTTCAGGTCGAACACGCCGACGACGGTGGCCTCGACCGTTTCGCCACTGGCGGCATCGGCACAGGCGATGCCGAAGATGGAGCCGACGAGCAGGCCATCGCCGGAGGCAACGGCATAGGGCGCGGTCAGGGTAATGGTGTTGCCGGGTTGGACGTAGTTTTTCATGAGGGAAGTCCTTTCGGAAAGATGAAGGGCGGCCCGTCAGGACCGCCCGTGCGTTGGGGTTCATGGAGGTAGGTCCCGGCCGCTACGCGCCGGGATTCTTGTAGAGACCGCGCCAGTCGATGGCCTTGGCGCCGAAGTCGAGCCGGCACTTGATCTCGACACCATCGACGTCAAAGCCGTTGCGGGTTTCGATGTACGCGCCCTGCTGACCTTCCAGATAGGCGTATTCGATGGTGTCGATCTGGTTGGGGCTGGCGGCCAGATACCAGGCGGTTTCGCTGGCGGCATCGAGACGCGGCTCGCTGATCGGCGCCAGCGTGCGGATCGACTGCGGCACCACATTGCCGCTCGACGCCGGCACGAGGTTCTGCGCGACCAGCTGCTCGGCCTTCAGTTCCAGAGATGCCGGCACAATTAGGAAGGCGGGGCGGATGTTGAGCACCGTCTTCTTGTCGAGCCCGGTCTGCTTGGCCATCGCCGCGCGGGCAGCACCGACGCTGGTAACGTCGAGCGCCGCGCCGGTGCCGGCAAGGTTCTTGTGGTTGGCATGGAACAGTGCCGTGCCATCGGCCATCGCCGGGTTGGCGGTGATGATCCCCCAGACCACATCGGATTCCAGCTGCGCGATGGAGTTGCCGTACATGGCCGGGATGCGGGTGAAGGCATCGAGATCGTCGTTGATCAGCACCTGCCGGGTGATGGCAACGACCCGACCGTAGACCTTCAGGCGGTAGCTTTCCTTGCTCTCGCCGAGCGTTCCGCGCTTGAACTCGCCGCTTTCGCCGACCTCGAGCAGCTGCGGCGCTTCGCCGAGCTGCACCCGGTGCATGGCCTTGAAGTCGGTGGCAAGCACCTGGCGGCAGAACAGCGTGAAGGTGCGGGGATAGACGTCATAGGCCTGACGCAGCGTCTTGTTGGTGACGGCCGAGAGGATCTCGGGGAAGTCCGAGGTCGAGTGCAGCGCGCGCGTCGCCACCTCGTCGCGCGACAGGCCGCGGGTGTTCACCCCGGCATTGCCGAGACTTTCGCGGGCGAGTTCCAGCAGCGTCATACCGCGATACTGCCGCGCGGCGTCCTCGAGCGGGAACAACGTCGGACTGTAGCGGTGCAGGAGCGCGTTCGCCACCGCGTCGCGACGGGTGATGCGCTCATCCTGACCGCCGAGCGGAACCGTGACGTGGGGAAAGGTTCGGGTCTCGTCGGATTTGGCGGCGACCTGATCGAGGATCAGGCGACGCGCTTCGTCGATACTGATGCCACGCTTCACCAGATCCTCGGCGAAGCTGCGCTCGAGGTCGAGGCGGCCCGCAAGATCGTAGATGGTGGAGACGCGGTCGCGCTCGGCCTCGCGGGCGCGGGTGGCGACGGTCTCGGTGTCGGGCGCGTCGGGCGTTGCCGGCGTCTTCGACTGGTCACGAACCTCGGCCGCATCAGGTTTGGCCGGTGTCGCAGCCGGAACGGGCTGGTTGCGGGTTTCAATGGTGGCGGGATCATCTCCCGCAACGACGGTGGTGCTCTCGGGCATGAAGGCCTCCTTGTGCGAGCGGGTTGTGATGATTTCGATCGGATAGCTGATCTGGTCGGCGGCGCGCACCTGCGCGCGCGGATCGGCGGGAACGGTGACGAAGCTGACCTCGAGCGGCGTCCAGCGCTCGACGATGCGCTTTTCGACATCGCCCTTCTTCTCGGCCTCGACGACCTTGGCCCGGTCGATGGAATAGCCGACCGAGACATTGCGGATGATGCCATCACTGATGAGGCCGA